TAAACTTACTCTTGTGAACACAATCAAGTATCGTCTCAAGCAAGATGGTGAGGAGATGGCTTCAGTTAAGAAAGCAAAGGAACGCTATGCTCTTACTCAAAAGGATGGAGATGACCTTCTATGTATGGATTGGGTAGACTTTAAACCTGGATCTCCTAAGGATCGTATTGATGCCCTATGGGATGCTGGCTGGAAGCCAGTGGACAAGACTAAAACATTCCAAAAGTTTGATAGGTTATCTGTAGGTGATCCTTATGGTACGTCAATCAAGTCTATGGATAAGGAGTTCTATTCCGAAAAGAAAAAGTATCTTCAACACTACGGCTGGACAGTCTCTGAGGACAACCTCTCTACACTGCCTGACGATGCGCCTGAGGGGGCAAAGGCACTAGCCAAATGGTTGACCCTAGAAGGACGTAGAAGCTCGCTGGTGGAGTGGATAAATCAGGTTGGAAACGATGACAGAATACACGGGACTATAAATAACATCGGTGCTTGGACTGGTAGGTGTGCGCATAAGGCACCTAACACAGCTAACATACCGTCAGCTTTTCACGGTAAACCTAGGACAGCAGTCGAGGAAGTAAAGAATCAGTACGACTCACACCTCAGAGCCTGTTGGACTGTGCCTAGTGGTTCTTTTTTAGTTGGTACGGACGCTGATGGTATTCAGCTGCGGGTACTAGCAGACTATTTATGGAGATACTTTGATGCTGATCAGTATGCACAAGCTATTATGGAAGGTAAGAAGGAGAACGAGACAGACATTCATAACGTTAACAAACGTGCACTGGGACTTAACCATGCTACACGGGATATGGCTAAGACTTTTATCTATGCTTGGCTACTAGGCGCTGGTGTTGCTAAGACTGCTCAGATTCTGAGGGTCAATCAACGACAGGCTACAGAAGCTAGGGATAACTTCGTTAAGTCTATTGATGGCTTAGCTCAACTAAAGAACAAACTAATACCAACTGTGGGTGATCAAGGTTACTTCACTGGGTATGACGGGCGTAAGGTTATTGTTCCATCAACACACAAAGCTTTGGCTGGTATGTTGCAATCAGCTGAAAGTATATTGATGAAGCATACACTCTTACGTTGGACAACACAGGCAAGGAAGGCAGGTATTAACTTCAAGCTTGTGGGTTTTATTCATGACGAATACCAAACAGAGGTGATAGGAACAAGAGAAGAAGCAGAAGAACTAGGAAAGATTCAAGCAGACTGTATGCTTGAAGTAGGAGAAGACCTAGGGTTTAAGATACCTACCCCAGGCTCTTATGATATAGGTAATAATTGGCTTGACACCCATTAAAATCTTATGATAAGAAACGAATCAGTTAACAAACCTTAAGAGGATAACATGACTAAAGAATCAAAAACTCAAATCGTAGAGATCTTCGGTACTATAGAGTGGGCAAAAGTATTTGAACACAATCGGGATCGTGCTGCGTGGAATGAAGAGAAAGAGGGTGAGTATAAAGTCACTATCATTATGGATGATGACAATGCTAAGAAGCTAAAAGACTCTGGCTGCGCTAAGGCAATGCATGAAGTCGAAGGGGGCACTAAGGTAACCCTTGCTCGCCCACATAAAGGAAAGTTTGAATGGCAGGGTGGAGCACCCGCTGTTGCAAATGTTAAGGGACAACCTTGGGACTTTGAGATGGATGGTTACATTGGTAATGGTTCCACTGGTCTTGTTCGTGTAGCGGTTTACCCCGCTGGTAATTCTGGGCGTACTGGCTCACGCCTAGAGTCTGTACAAGTTGTAGATCACATTGAGTTTGAATCAGAGGGTGGTGGTTCAGCTAGTGGTTTTAAAGACTTGTCCAGCTTCTCCTCAAAAGAAGCCAAACCTGAAGCTAAACTTAAGAAGGCAGCGCCTAGTAAAGCTGTTGAGGATGATGCTATCCCCTTCTAGGTTTAGTTTCTTTTCTGTTGTGTAAGTGTGTTCAAGAAAGCCCCTTCCCTTAGTTGGGTGGGGGCATCTAACCCAAAGAGGAAACAATGAAAACAATAGACACCCTAGTCCATGACATCGAGCAAACCATCCTTGGTAATAAAGGTTGGGACAAAGCTCTTGGTGATTTCATGGCTACCAATATTTCCCGTATGGCAGAGCAGCGGTTCTCTAAACCGCAGGAACCAAGGGGGTATCTATCATTGTCTGCCCTTGGTACTCAGTGTGAAAGAAAGCTCTGGTATAAAATCAATAAGACTTCTGAGGCTGAGTCTTTACCACCATCAGCCCTACTTAAATTCTTTTACGGAGATATCATTGAAGACCTAGTTCTTACTATAGCAGCCGTGTCAGGACACAGTGTTGTAGGTATGCAAGACCGTATGAATGTACATGGTATCAAAGGACATAGGGATGCAGTGATTGATGGCATGACTGTGGATGTTAAGTCTGCTTCACCTTATGCCTTCAAGAAGTTTAAAGAAGGTAACTTACGTGAGGACGATCCCTTTGGATATATATCTCAGTTATCTTCCTACGTGTACGCAGCCAAGGATGATCCTCTTGTAACTAACAAGACTGAGGGCGCATTTCTAGTTATTGATAAAGTCAACGGGCATGTCTGCTTAGATGTGTATGACTTCTTAGAGGAAATGAAAACTAAAGAGCAGGACGTAGCTCACTTAAAGAAGATGGTTGTAAGTGAAGAACCGCCTGATCGAGCCTTTGATCCTGTACCTCAGTCTAACAAGAATCCTAAAGGAAACCAGAAACTAAGTACTGCCTGTTCCTACTGTGACTTTAAACAGAAGTGTTACCCTGAGGCTAGGAAGTTTATCTACAGCGACAAACCTGTCTTCCTTACTAAGATTGTGAAGAAACCAATGGTTCCTGAAGACTTGGAGTTTAGTGGTGCCGTACAACAAGAATAAACTAAGGGGTATCCAGGCAGGTTATCGGTCAGGTCTTGAAGAAGACACAGCTAAGTTCTTACGTAAACATAAAGTAAAGTTTACCTACGAGAAGGAAAAGATAACCTGGTTGGACATGAGGTATAGGACTTACACCCCTGACTTTGTTCTTGGAAATGGAATCATTATAGAAACTAAAGGCCGTTTCGTATCCACTGATAGACGCAAGCATAAAGAAATTAAAGATCAACACCCAGAGTTAGACATTAGATTTGTGTTTAATAATAGTAGAGCAAAACTTTACAAGGGTGCTAAGAGTTCTTATGGTGACTGGTGTAAGAAGTATGGCTTTAAGTACGCAGACAAAGTAATACCAAAGGAATGGTTAGAGGAGACTGAAGATGAGTGAGATATTTAAACCAGCTGTAGAAATAATGCAGGTCATACGTGGTCCTTTTGATGATGAGTATGGTCGTATCTGGAACCTGTGTCTAGCTAGAGAATATTCCACGGGTAACCAGTTCGAGGAAGAGTACTTCTATAGCTCTATGAAAGATGCAATGGATGATGTAGAAAGACTATATAGGACAGGCCCGTTTGTTATAGATGATATGGGAAACACTGAACAAGATCACACTGAAAAGAAAATCAGAAAGGTTCTAGAGGATGTCTAATAAAACAGCAATTGTATTTAGCTGCGCCCACGTAGACCCAAGTATAGATAATGATAGGTTCGATCTTCTGGGTGAACTAATCTATGACATTAACCCTAGCTATGTAGTAGATCTAGGGGATGGGGCTGACATGAAATCACTCAATAGCTTTGACACTCGATACCCTGAGGCTATTGTTTCACAGAGTTACGAAAAAGATATTGAGCATTACAATGAGGCAATGGATCGCTTACGTAAGAAGCCTAGCATCAGGAAGTACAAGAAACCTTTCTGGATTGGATTTGAGGGAAACCACGAGAATAGAATTAAGAAGGCTATCGCACATGATCCCAGACTGCAGGGAGACAAGTACGGGATATCCTTCGGGCATCTTCAAACAGACCACTGGTTCGACGAGTACCACGAATATCGTAACTCGGCCCCCGCCATCGCTGACTACGATGGTGTATCGTATGCTCATTTCTTTTCTAGTGGTAACTATGGGACAGCTATGTCTGGCGTTCATCATGGTTACACCTTACTACAGAATAGAAACCATTCTTCTACTTGTGGTCATAGTCACAAGCGGTCTATCTACTTTAAGGATTCTGCTCATCCTAATTCGATTATCGGCTTGGTCGCAGGATGCTTCAAGGGCGGCGAGGAAGGATGGGCTGGACAGTCTAATCTAGAATGGTGGAAAGGATGTGTCATCAAGAGAGAGGTAAGGGATGGTGTATACGAACCAGAATTTGTTTCTCTTGATAGACTAAGAAAAGAATATGGTTGACCTGAGACACAATAACAATATAACTAGGGATTCTGACTTTGAGATTTGAAGGTAGATTAGTTCTGACGGTTGACCCAGAAGCTAACTTCATTGAGGTTGATCTGTCAGAAATGGAAAGGGTTCTTGAAGAGCTTATCTCAGCAGCCCTTTACGATATAGACGATGTAATAATAGAAGAATGTGAGGTACACAGAAATGACTAAGCTAACACTTGACGATAAAGAATACGAAATCGAAGACATGAATGACGAGCAGAAGGAGATTCTAAACATCTTGAATCTTGGTTCTAACTCTTCAAACCTTTTAAACCACATGATCCAATGCGTGAATGCTATTCAACAGATGAAAACAAATGAATTGAAACAGTCATTGGAAGGTGCTGAGGATGATCAATCAGAGTGACCTAGAAGCTTTTGGATACTTTGATATGTTTCAAAACAGCCCAGACTACGAGCAAGATCCAGTAAGATTCTACAGTCAGTTTGTAGAAGACAAGGTATTCACGAAAGGGCGGGAACGCCTGGTAGAAAATACCTTGGGTCTTGTTGGAGAAGCTGGTGAGGTATCTGAAAAGGTAAAGAAACTCTTTCGTGATAAGAGTAAGTTTACAGATGAAGAGGTTCTTAAAGAACTTGGTGATGTGTTGTTCTACACTACAGCTTTGGCTAACATCTTTGGGGGTAGCCTACGTAAGGTTATGGAGATGAACATGGCAAAGCTAGATGACAGAGAGCAGCGTGGTGTACTAAAAGGAAGCGGTGACAACAGATGAACAATTACTTACCAACAGATTATCAGGCATTTATTCATACGTCACGGTATGCACGATGGCTTGAAGACGAAGGACGTAGAGAGAATTGGAGTGAGACGGTTAATCGTTACATTGAGGAAGTCGTCTGCCCTAAGCTGTATGATGGTCAAGAAGATACTAAAGACACCATCAATCAATTAGAGCAATCTATTCTAGACCTATCTGTCATGCCTTCTATGCGAGCCATGATGACTGCAGGTCCAGCTGCTACTCGTGACAACACTTGTATGTATAACTGCAGCTACCTACCCGTAGATGACCCTAAGTCCTTCGATGAGGCTATGTTTATCTTGCTCTGTGGTACTGGTGTTGGCTTCAGTGTCGAGAGGCAGTTCATCAGTAAGCTTCCTGAAATCCCTCAACTCTTCGACAGTGAGACTGTGGTCGTTGTCAAAGACAGTAAGGAAGGTTGGGCTAAGGCTCTTCGTCAAGTTCTTGCTCTCCTATGGGCTGGTGAGATCCCTAAGTGGGATGTGTCTAAGGTACGTCCTGCAGGTGCAAAGCTTAAGACCTTTGGTGGTAGAGCCTCTGGTCCTGCACCCCTTGTTGAACTGTTTAATTTTACTGTCACCACATTCAAGAATGCACAAGGACGTAAACTTTCTAGCATCGAGTGCCATGACATCATGTGTAAGATTGGTGAAGTAGTTGTAGTAGGTGGTGTACGTAGGTCAGCTATGATCTCTTTGAGTAACCTAAGTGATGATCGTATGCGTCATGCTAAGTCAGGTGAATGGTGGAAGAACGAACCTCAACGAGCTTTAGCTAATAACTCTGTGAGCTACACAGAGAAGCCAGACGCTGTATCTTTCCTACGTGAGTGGATGGCACTGGTAGAGTCAGGAAGTGGAGAGCGTGGTGTATTCAATCGTCAAGCAAGTAAGAAGCAAGCTGAAAAGAATGGTCGGCGTGATCCTAACTATGAGTTCGGGACCAACCCGTGCAGCGAGATCATACTTAGACCGAATCAGTTTTGCAATCTCACTGAGGTTGTGGTACGTGCGACAGACACTATCGAAGATATGGAACGTAAGGTTAAACTGGCTACGATTCTGGGAACCATACAATCCACCTACACCAAGTTTCCATACTTGCGTAAGGTGTGGAACAAGAACACAGAAGAAGAGCGTCTGCTGGGTGTGTCACTTACAGGGATAATGGACAATCCTTTAATGACTACTAAGAATGAAGGCTTGGAGAAGACTCTTGAACATCTTCGTGGGATCTGTGTTTCTACTAATGCTGAATGGGCTGACCGTCTTGGTATACCTGTTGCTGCTGCAATTACATGCGTCAAGCCTTCGGGCACGGTATCGCAATTGGTGGATAGTGCCAGTGGCATACATGCTCGCCATAGTCCCTATTATATCCGTACTGTGCGTGGTGATAATAAAGATCCACTAACACAGTTCATGACTGATCAAGGTATACCCAGTGAGCCTTGTGTTATGAAGCCAGATCAAACAACAGTATTTAGTTTCCCTGTGAAGTCTCCGACTAAGGCAGTGGTTACTGAAGATATGACAGCCATTGAACAACTTGATACTTGGCTGATGTATCAACGACATTGGTGTGAGCATAAACCCTCAGTGACAATCAATGTTCGTAAGGATGAGTGGTTTGAAGTAGGTGCCTTTGTGTACAAGTACTTTGACGAGATGTCGGGCGTATCCTTCTTGCCTTACAACGAGCACACTTATCAACAAGCACCTTATCAAGAAGTAGATAAGGCTCAGTATAAAGACTTGCTTTCTTCTATGCCATCTGCTATTGCTTGGAGTGAGTTGGCTAACTACGAGAAGGAAGATAACACAGTCTCAATGCAGACAATGGCCTGTACAGGTGATGTTTGTGAAATGGTAGACATAACATAGGAGATAAATATGTTTGAAGTAATGACGTTCTTAGCAGGTGCTGTGATTGTAGCAGACCTTGTTATTCCGGTGGCATTAGAAACAATTTCAGGGTTGTTCTAATGTATGTTCTAGTGCTCATAATGTTCTTTGAAGATAGGTATAAGATCCAAGGTCATCATACGTTCTTTCCAAGTCAGGTTGCTTGTCATGAGTTTGCAGCTCCACTTAAAAAAAGACTTATGGACACTAGACCTTCACCTAACTCTGATGTAAAATACTATTGTTTTGAAATCCCTAAAGAGGTTTAAATGAAATACGACCCAGTAAACAGCCCAGCACATTACAAGTTGAGTGGTGGCATAGAGTGCATTGATTATATCAAACAGGTACTAACCCTTGATCAGTTCATAGGTTACTGCCACGGTAATATGATCAAGTACCAACACAGGTATATGTACAAGGGTAACCCTGTTCAGGATATGGAGAAAGCAGAATGGTATTTAAACAAGATGCTAGAGGCAATGGAGGAAAAACACAAATGAGGCCATACGAAGAAGGTATAAAGGACTTTAGGGAAGGCAACTTAGGCAATCCTCATAGACCAAATACCAAGCAGGGTAGGGAGTGGGAGATGGGCTTTAACAAAGCCTACTTCCGTAACCTTGAAAGGGTTAAGCTGAATGAACAAAAACAAAAAGAGTCTTGAAGAAGAGGCCAAAAGTTACAGGCAGAAAAAGATAAAGCCACCGCTTAAAAACAAAGCACTTACTTCTCGTAGGTACTTAGCTGGTCAAGCGATGGCTGCGTTGTTGTCAAGATCTCCAGGGCATGTTCACAAAGGAGATATAAAGCGTGAGTCATATGATTGGGCTGACTTCATGTTAGAGGATGATGATGAATAACAAAAGGGGGCTTCAAGTGGCCCCCTTAAGTTTATTCTGTTTGCTTTTTAAAGATACGTAAACTACGTAAAGACTCTTCAGTCTCTAGATACCGTTGGAGTATGAAGAGTTCGTTCGGCTCTAAGTCTTCTAGATCTCCTAAGTTTAATTCCTTTAGGCCTTTCTGAACACCTGACTTAGGGAACTTGCTAGTTATGTCGTACTGTAGCGCAGTTACATCTTCAGGTCCAGAGTACTGCATACGCAAGAAAGTCTTAGCTAAATCTTTTGCTCTGGGTACAACATCACCCTTCCAATGCTGTAACTTTTCTTCTTGAGTCAGGTTATCAAACCAACTAGACTCTAGCAGCAAGCTTGACTCTGACTCTATTATATCAAAGAAGATTCCGCTCAAAGTATTACCAGCTTGAGGTGCTTGGTCTTTAACTTTCTTACTGGCTCCAATCATACTATCAAGTTTATAGTCTGGTATGCCTACCCTATTCATAACACGTTGAGTATCAGTAAGCCTGATGTTCCTAATACCTAACATCTTAGTAGATTGTATATCGGCTGTACCACCTGCAGCAGTCTGTCTAGCTTCGGCTAAAGGTTCTCCCATAAACAAAGGTATGATATTGTCTATGTAACGAAAGGCATTATTGACTAGCTTATTGTT